CTACGTAGCCACCCCAGTTATTTGCTCCCCAAGTACTAGCTCCCCAAGCCTCATTAGTGGAAACCCCAGAAAGGGCACGAATGAAGCTGGTGCTAATACCTACGGAGCCAACCGTACCAGTGCTAGTTACTGATGTGAGTGTCGGGGTATACCCAAGACGATTGACGGACCCAGTACCAGTGACACCAGAAAGCGAGCGCGTAATGGTAACGGTCGCAGTCCCAACAATTGTTCCCGCTCCGCCCCATGAATCACCACCCCAAGCAGAAGCCCCCCAACCGTAGCCGGAAGAAACGCTGGTAATAGGCAGCACGCGGCTAGTGACTACAGACGTAACTGAGCCAGTAGCGGTAACACTAGTAGTGACCGGGCTAAATTTAAGTACACCAACTGACCCAGTACCAGTAACCCCAGAAGAAGTTACAGTGATATTGGCGGCAATTAGACCGGCAAGCCCAGCGCCGGAAACGCCTGATAGAGACCCAGTACGGCTAGCAGTTAGTGCATTAACAGAGCCGGTAGCGGTCACCCCCGAAAGAGCAACCGTACGACTGTTAGCTACCGCGCCAAGAGAACCAGTACCGGAAACACCATTTAAGATGGACCCGGTACCGCCCCAAGTATTAGACCCCCAAGCGCCTGCACCCCATGCGGTAGCCATACGTACTACCTATGGGGTAAATTTAAGCGATATTGAGCAGCGCGGTACCAGCAGCGTTGGTCGGCATCGTCAGGGTAAACGTACCAGCAGTCACAGTCTGCGATCCAAACGTATGCACGCTAACTGCTTTGTTGCTCTGCGTGTTGTTGTAGATCAGCACACAGTCAAATGCAGTGGACAGCGTGACAGTAGTGTACGTCAGCGACGCCGAAGGCGTCCAGTATGCGGTTGTTCCGCTCGTAGCCGGGGGCGTTGCATTGGTTACGCTGATACCACCGGGGGTGTAGTTTGTACCACTTACCTCTCCAGTGACTGTATACGCAGATGTACCCGCATTGATTGTGGCACTAGCCAAATAAAGCGCAGCTTTGAACGTGTCCGCCGCACTGGAACCGCGAGTGGGTGCAACACCGAAGTTATGCGTGGCGGTAAGAATTTCCCCCTTGAAGGAGGTCGTCATTGCTTGAGTGTTTGCCATTTCAAACTCCTAATTGAATGCGGCTGCAACTCCGTCAGCCAGCACATTTTTCTTCAAATGCACGTGCACGGAACGATGTACAAGTTCACCCTCAAGCCAGTATTCGACCCAACGAGTAATTTCATGTTCATTATCAACCGATCCTTCACGCTTTTCAAGCAAAGAATCATCCATCTCGCCTTTAGTCGTTGTGACTAGCATTGTCTCTCCTAGACCAATCTGATGATTGCGGTCGTGTTATACGCAGGTGGGAACTGCACAGTGAAAGTATTAGTGGACGTTTTGTCGTTGCCAAAGTCAAGAACGCAGACAGCGCCGTTAGCGACGTTTTGATAAATCAACGCCCCACGAGCCGTGATCGAACCCGTCCACGATGGGTTATTGAATGACAGATAGGCTATGTTATTACTAATAGCAAGAGAAGCACCAGCGAGAAGTTGACCACCAGCGACATAGTTCCCACCTGAAGCTTCACCAACAGACGTATACGCCGTTGTATTTGCGTCAAGAGTTGCGTTATTTGTATAGAGCGCCATCTTAAACGTAGAGGGCGACAAAAGATTAAATGAGCCGGTAAAAAGCCCAGTTTTGAACACATCACAAGTGTAGTTGCCGGTGAAAGCCATCAAGTCACCGCCTGTCTGTATTGCCCAGACCTGTACGCATCCTGACGCTCCATACCATCGCCAAGACGTTTAGCCAGCGCCAGAGCTTCTTTGTACTTACCCTCATAGAGCGCGACCATATCCGCCTCACCTTTCATGAAAGTGTAGGCTTCGATCAACGATCCATAGAGCAGCACGGTATCAAAGTTGTCTCCAAGCCATGTCGTGTTAGCAGCGACGATTGACGTGGGGTAGTAATAGTAATGCAGTTCAATATCGTAGTTGGCGTTGGGGGTCGGACCAAGCAAGAACGAAAGTTCATTACTAATCGTAGTGCCAGATACCGTAGGACCAAACAGTGCGTAGTATTTGGGAACCCCTGTGTCATTAGCAGTGGGGTACGCTTCCCTAATGTAATTCACATCTTTGTTTAGCATGTACCCATAAGTACCCGTGTCAAGGTTACTTTGAGGCGGCACCGACCCCGTAACGTCAGTAATAGCCGCCATCGAGTACACAGCTAGAAAGTCATCAGGACATGACAAGTATTTATTACCAGTCGTAGCTTTCCCGATTACGTTTTTACGCAAAGACGGAAACTGCACGGTGTTGTAGATACGCTGCTCAGCCTGTTCGACAAAAACAGGGATGTTCGCCACGAAAGACGTTTCATAGTTTTCCGTGTACGACTTGATTGCGTCTACAAGCGCAAGGTAGTTCATGTCTTACGCCATCGGGCCACGGCACATCGTACCTTTAGTGGCCGCGCCAACACCACGCATCTTAATGCCGGATGTTTTAGGGCCGGGATAGCCCTCACGGTTGATATTGCCAACACTCATGTTGACATTTTTGGCCGCGCTGGTTTGGTTGGTGCTATACCCAGAATTGCTAATGTCCACGCCGGGGGTTCCGGTCATGGAATGAGGCTGGGCATAAACCGACGCGGCACCAACTTCTTTACCCATGACTTTTTTGCTGAACTTAGCCATCATTGACCTTTTTTGTACGTGAACGAAGACTTTTTCTGATTCATCGCACGAGCAAGATTGCGACCGTACTTTTTCATTTCTAGCGAAGTGACGCCGCCTTTTTTCATACCTTTGGCGTGCATCCGTTTCTCATGCGCTTTCACTTCCGTGTCGGCAATCTGTTTAACCTGCTTCTTGTCCATGATCTAGCCCTCAGGTCGTCACGACCGTTACTGTACCAAGTTGAATGGACAGAGCCAAGTTATTTGGCGTCAGTCCCGCATCGTTAGCTCTCGACCCACCCACCGGGTTCCAGCCCCACTGAAACACCCTACTACCACCTTCCGGCGTACCATTTCCAGCCGTGGTAGACCCACCCGTCAAACTTGTCCGAAGCCCGCTGTTACCAGATTGGTAGTAACTTACATCAGGACGTGGCTCACGTACAGCTTGAGGGTCATACACCGGGTACATACCCAATTGCAACTGCGGCTGATCTGGTTCCCAACATTCCGGGCAAACTTTGATGCTGACCATCTTTGTCTTGATGGTGAGCTTACGCAACTGCTTGAGCATGTACCGCTGACCACAGCGATCACATTCCGCAATCGAGTACTTGCCAGATGAGTACTTAGGACCGGCCATGATTAGGAGTAGTACAGTACCCGAGGCACAAAGCGATCATTTGCCTTGTCCCGATCTTCTTCAGCGGCAAATTGAAACTGCTGCTCGTAGTCCGCTTTAAGCATGGCAATTCGGTTGGGGTCTATGTCAGGAAACTTCATAGACATGTAATACGCCAAACCAGCAACCATGCAGTTCAAAAAGCGGAACGGAATGTCTTGAGTCTTTACGCCAGTACCGGTGTCTTGTATGCGCCGCATCCTCCAGTACACAAACGTGTAATAGGGAGACGCTTGAGTCCCTTGGTCTGGCATCGGCCAGATGTTGATCGTCGGGGAATCAATACCAGTAATCGGGTCTGTGCCATAAGGTTGCCCCCCAGCCGGGTAGGTAGCACCTGACTGACGGTTGATCCAGACTTGAATGGGACGCCCAGTAGCGTTTTTGTTGGGGATCGTGGAGTACGTGGACTCTGAAATTCGATTGATGTTGATGTCAATCTGATTGGTACCAGTACCCGTACGAGTCACCTGATCCAGCAAATCAATTGTGTCAATTGGCAGCGCATAGACGGACGTGCCCATATACAGGGGGATGCTGCCCTGCTCAATCGTCCACAAGTTGATGCCGCGATTGGCCCACTCGATAGTTAGCAGATTGAGACTGCGACGCGCGGTACGAAAATTGTAGCCCGTGCGCAGTTCCTGCCCGCAACGCTCAAACGCCTCTTCAATGAGATCGTTGACATCAAGGTTGAATGTTGCGGTACCAGAAGTGGTCATCTGTATCTCGCTGTTTTCTGCGCGATCTTTTTGGGCTGCGCTACAAACTGTTTGCCTGCTGCTTTGCCGCCTTCTGCGTACTGCGTGAAGTCGGTATCATCCCGGCGAGCCTTACGCTTAGCACCGGGCATCTTGGATGGGTTGATGTCACCCATACCGCGACTTGGCATCATACGAGCTTACCCCGAGTCTTGCCACGCTGAGCACTACCATCGCCGCGACGGGAAGCAGAGACGGAACCGC